AGATATTTATTATCAGTTGAACCTGCGACCTCGATGTTAAAAGCATCTTGCTCTACCTATTGAGCTATGGGTCCAAATAAAACAGGGGAGCCACTAAGCTCCCCTGTACATCCGAGGTAGAGCCTAGTCCGATTAGACTGCCATTGCAGACTGACGGTGCGTCCCTAGACGGTACTTCATGAGCTTAGAGCCGTCGTAGCCCTTGCGGGCGTTGAGGTAGATTGCATGGCCTTGTTCGCGAAGGTTGTAGATCGTGGATGCTGGGTTAGCGACCTTGTAGCGAGTAGCGATCTGCTTTGCTGTAAGCTCTTGACCGTTGGCGAGTGCTGCGAGTACGCGTTGTGCTTTAGACATTCATTTTCTCCATGACAAAAACGGGAATCATTCCCACAATCTTTATATTATAACAGTGTTGCATATTTGTCAACGACTATTTTCACTGGAGCATGTCTTTTATTCGCTTTTTCTTGTCCTCGTCCATCTGCCGGCCTCCGAAGCTGGACTTGTTGAATACTGGGGCGTTCTCGTTCATGATCCCGTCCTGTGCAGAGTCCTCTGCATTGTAGAGTCGCATCTTGGCTCGGTCGATGCCGACGACGAAACGGCGATGGATAGTAGGGTCGTTGTAGCGATTCTTGAGCTGCTTGATCATGAGTTGGTTGAGGTCTTCAAGCTCCTCGGTAGAGATGAGCGCGAACATCAAGTCAGCGGTGGCAGGTAGGCCAAAAGACTCTGAGGTATCAGTGAGCTCCACGTCAGAGTTTCCGTAGCCGCCTCTAGTAGTTTGAGTAGCAGAAACCACAGGAACGTTAAACTCAACGGCAAGACCACGTAGCTCCTCAGCGATTGCCTTAATGTACGTGTACGAGTTGACATTAGCTCCAGACTTAATGCGGCTAGAAGAACAGATGTTGAGATAGTCGATATAGATAACATCAGGAACAAAGTTTCGCTTGATACGAAGTTCGTTAAGAAGATGACGGAAGTGAGCGCTGCCAGCAGAGGCAGTTGGGTATTCCTTAACGATGAGCTTTCCAACAGTCTTCTCCTTGAGTCGGTTTATCTTCTTGTCGTATGCGTCCTTAGGAAGCGTGGCGAGTTCGTCGACGGTCACGTTGAGCAGGTTGGCGTCGATGCGCTCGGCGATCTTCTCCTCGGCCATCTCCATCGTGATGTAGAGTACGTTCTTGCCGTTCACGAGGTTATTCGAAGCACAGTGACACATAAAAAGAGATTTCCCAACACCAGTGCCTGCAAGGGCAATGTTGAGAGTCTTTCGAACAAGACCACCCTTAGTGATCGTATTAAGGTAGTCAAGGTCAAAGGGAATATGTTCTTCCTTGCGATGATAGAAGTCAAACCGATCATCAGCATTAAGGAAATAATCGTGACCGATGCTGACATCAAAGCTGACGCCAAGAGCGTCTGAGAGCAGATTAGGAATAGCTCCCGTAGAGCTCGATCCAGTCTTGTCGTCAAGGATCTTAATCGATGCCATGATCGCATTGTAGATAGCCTTCTCTTGACAGAACTTCTCGGTGCTGTCGAGAAGCCACTTGATCTCCGTATTGTCTACCTGCAGGTCCTCGATCATTCGCTTCGAGTCCTTGAACGTGCCTTCGCTGAGTCCGTCAAGGTTCTGGAGCTCGATCTGCAGTACCTCCTTGGTAGGAGTGTTGTTGTACTTCTTTACGTACTCGTCGATCAGCTTATAGACTGTCTTGTCAGATAAGTTCTGAAAGTACTCGTCCTTCAAGAACGGGAGGATCTTTCTAGCATACGCCTCGTTGAATACCAGGTGCGATAGGATTGTCTTCTCGATCATTTCCAGTACCTCTTAATCATAAGTGGACCAATTCTCCAGTAGTAGTATGGATACCCGCTGTTAAAGCGGGCACCATTCCATGCGAACAGCGATCCACGCCATCCTATCCATAATATACTGATCTGATTTTTTGTCAACCACTTCATTTGTTGAAAGTGTCCACTAGTGCCTTGCGTCCGTCGGCGCTGTACTGGTTCTCGAATATCATTATTGCTTTTCTAAGCATGCCGACAGCCAGAAGCAGTACGTCGTTTACGTCGTCACACATCAGTATCTGAGTCTCGACCGGAAGCATCAGCTTCTGGATCTTTCTCTCTTGCTTTTCTCTGTCCATCTTGAAACTCCACACCATTGCTGATAGCGTTGTGAATATCCATGTAGCCTGAGTCCATGCCGACTAGGTATGCGTCCATGTCGAACTCAAATACGTCGTAGAGTACGTAGCGGAATGAACCCTGATCTACAACGTCGCCCTTGTGAATCCGCTTAGTGATGATATAGAAGGCCTTCAACTTATCATTGTAGGACAGGTCTTTCCACCAATCCTCGCACTCGACGTCGTAGATGTCTCTACCTTCTTTGTAGATCCTACGTATCTCTTCCATCTCTGGGCTGTTAAGCCAATCTTTGAGAGTATCAGTCATCTTCTTCACTCACTAGGTTGCCGCCGACTAGGGTGTACTTGCTCTTGATCCAGTCAGCAAAGTCAGTTGTCGAGAGTAGCTCTTTCCAGACGTCTCCGTTGTCTTCTACCTCAGAAGCTTTGAACTTCTGTCCAGTGACCTCGCCAGTAGCGCGGTCGACGAACTGATAAGACTGAGTGGTAGGCTTTGCGATATAGCCACCCTCAAGGGCCAGATCCAAGAGTCCGGACCATTTCTTGATCCCACCCTCATAGGAGACAGTAATAGGTATCTTAGACTTTTCCTTGACATAGCGTGACTTCTCTACGTTGATTACGAAGTTGTAGCCGGTGATCTCCTTGCCGTCTTTCTCCTGCTGACGACCGAGGATCCAGATCGTGTCAGCAGAGTAGTAGATACCGGTACCGCCGGAGACGATGTCGCGTGGATAGAGTGCCATCTCCTTGTAGGTATGGTTGACCACGATCAGAGGGATGTCCTTGAGGGACAGGTGCGGAGTAACCATGCGAAAGAGGGACTTGAGTGCCTTAGCGCGAGACATGTCGGCTACCGACTTACCCTCGAGTGCGTCCTCAGTCTCTTTCTTAGATGCTAGGTTGCCGACTGAGTCGATCACCATCACTACCTTGTCGTCGCGCTTAATCTCTTGAAGCTGCTGCACGATGTCGAACTTAAGCTTCTCGATGTCGGTGATGGGCGTATGGATGACTCGGTTCATGTCGATGCCGAACGACGTGAAGTAGCCCTGAGGCGTACCGAACTCTGAGTCGTAGAATAAAAGGACGCTCTCGGGATACTGCTTCATATATGCGGCTGCCATAAGGAGAGAAAAGGCAGACTTGAAGTGCTTCGACGGACCGGCCAGTACTGTAAGACCGGGTGTAAGTCCACCGTCGATGCGACCCGAGAGCGCTACGTTCACCATTGGAACGCTAGTTGGAATTATGTCTTTGCGGTTGTAGATCTTGCTATCTACGAGAAGAGACGTCTCATCGATCGTAGAGTTCTTGATTAAGCGGTTCAGTAGCGACATATAAAACTCCGATGTGTCATTGATTTAGTATATTATTGATCTTTTCTATAAAAATGTCAATCTTTTTTACGCGGTCTGGCCAAACAATATTCGGCTTCTCAGGATTCTTCTTTAGATTATTAAGAAGAGGCATGATAGCATCGTACATCTTCTGAGCTTTGCTCTCAGCAGAGTCTACTGCTACAGATAAGTCGTCTGCAAAATCAAAGCCAAAGTCGTGACTATTTTCTATCTCTACTCTATTCTTCATTATAGTCTCCCAAATCCCCACTTTCTCTCTAGACACCACCAGCAACCAGTACCGCAGTGTGGTTCAGTATGAGGTACACTTACGTTTTCACAGCTTCTAGTTATTGGAAAAAGATTTTCCATAAGATCGTAGTTTCTATAGAGCTCAGCTACTCCGCGCTTGTTTATATTTGCTAGTGGAGTAAATGATCTTCCACGAGGACTCACTGTAGGCTTTATAGTACCGTCAGGATCTCTCTCATCATCTCTTATAAACAAGTTTTCAATATCGACTTCATCTTTAGGGGGATTAAGAGTAATACCTGCAAAGTGACAGTCAACGACGTTTGTTTTATACAGACTCTTCATAAGTGTATTCTGTGAAATTGAATAGTCTTCAGGAGATACCCACTCATCTGGTATAACATGTTCTGAAAACTTAATCTTTAACTGATCTTCAATGAATGATACTATAGCCTTAGCATATATGTCTTGCCATGGCTTTATTGAGTTTATAACAGTAATTGGTACTATATTAATGTCTCTAACTTGCTTCTTATATAATCCAATCATGTATGCAAGTACTGCGCTGTCGACGCCGCCAGATAATTTTATTCCGACGTTATTTTCAGCTGGGTTTATTATAACTTCACCTTGAGATGTTTGAGATACTATCATTAGAAAAAGTCCTCCAGTGAGCTCTGCTTAGATACACTCCAGCCAATGGCATCGAGGATGGATTTAATTGGCTCGACGAACGCCTTGTCGTACTGGGTATCGTAATCTATATATCTGTTAAGGCCGAACTCTGGGGGCATGCTGGTAGGGCAGGCAAACACGTTCTCTCGCATCGGGTTGGGCAGCTTCATGTAGCAGAACTTTATCTTGTCGCCGTCCTTGATCATCTCGTATCTGTTCTCGAGTTTCTTGTCCCTGATCATCTTGTTGTAGAGAAGAGCTGCTCGGATGTGAATGGGAAGAGACTTGTCACCGAGCTCATACTGGCTTATTCCCTTGCAACCGCGAGGGAAAGCAACTTGGTCGAACGGGAGCTTCATGAACTCTGACTTAAAGTCGCTGATGAACTCGATAACGGAGTCCTCATCTTTCTCGAGGATCACCTTCAGGCACTTCTTAATGCTCTCGCGACAAGATGCAGGAGTAGAGGAGCGCACTGCCTCGATGCCGGTGAGCTTGATCTTCGGCTCAGTGTAGGCTACACCCTCGTTATTCCAAACGCTGAGAACGCATCGCTTCTTGGCCATCCAGATCCCCTTATCGGCGATGGCCTCGCGCTTCATCTTCATCTTCTGTGAGAAGGCATTAACATATTCGCCAAGCTGTTCGTAACAGCTATCAATAAATGGTTCAACGCGATGCTCACAGAAGTGATCGATGAGCTTGACGATCTCTTGAGTTTCTCTATTCTCAAGACCGCACTGACTGACCAGCGGGTCAAGCGTAATGTACATAGAATCCGTATCGCAAGCAATGACATAGTCTTTCTTCTCCGTCTTGAATAGCTTATTTAAGTAGACGTTCATGTCACGCTCGATCCACTTAATCGAGAGTTGTCCGGAGAGAGTGATCGACTCAGCTATCTGGTCATCGTACCAGCGAAAGTACTTATTGGATAGAGCACCGTAAGCTGAGTTCAACTGGATCTTCTTGGCGAGCTGCATATTGTGGTTCTGCGCGATGGCCTTCTCAGTCTCATACGACGGGCTTATCTCGTGCTGCTGCTTTGCCTCGAGCATCTTCTTCTTGTAGACGACTCGGTCGTTGTACATCTTCTCCATGAGCTTTGGAAGAAAGCCATGAGTATCTTTTTGAAAGAGAACACCGGATCCAGTGCACGTTAAGTTCTCTGACAAGAGAGACTCTCTTCTTGAGTCGAGATATCCAGACATGATCTTCTCGACTGACTCATCTGGACCGAGATCGAAGCTGCCGTAGTAGGTCTCAGGCGAGATGTTGTACTGCATGATAAGGTGCGGGTACAGTGAGTTTAAGTCGAATGACACTACCCACTTGTGCATGCCGATTATCGGGTCCTTGACCCAGCCACCGAGAATGCTCTTGCTCTTCTTAAGAGACTTCTTCTGTGGTATGACTATGCGCTGGTCTAGAAGATAGTTGTGTATGATGACGTCCCAGATCCTCACCGAAGTCATGGCATCTGGGTAGAGAACCTTGGCGTCGTAGGCGATGGCGTATACCTGCTCAATGAGCTTGAGCTTATCATCGAGTTTCTTAACGAGCTCAACGTCCCTGATGTTGTACTCTATGAACTTCTGGTAGTCCTGGCGGTACAGGTCCAAGAGAGACCCGTACTCGGAGTAGTCGATCTTCTTTACGCCGAGCTCAACTTGAGAGATGTAGTCGAGCCGGTACGACTCTTGGTTAGAGAAAGAGAACTTCTTGTAGAGCTCCAAGTAATCGAGAGATGAGATGCCGTAGATATCGTAGACCTTATCAACTCTATCATCGATGCCCTTGCCACCGCGAGCAACTGACTTGCCGCGTATGATCTCGCGCTCCTCGACCATGCTCCATGGCGAGAGCTTCTTGACCATCTCATCACCGAGAAGAGACCTGATGCGGTTCACTAAGTAGGGGATGTCGAAGTGCTCGATGTTCCAACCCGTCACGATATCTGGGTTGATAGCTCGCCAAGCGTCGAGGAACTTCAGGAGTAGCTTGAGTTCGTTCTCGCACTTGATGTACTTGATATTCTCATCACTTGAGACGAAGTCGCCGCACCCGAGCACGACGTATAAGTCACCCGCTTGCATCGTGATGGCAGTGATCTTCTTGTCAGCGAGGTGGGGGTCCGGGAACCCCTCATCAGCTGCGACCTCGATATCGATGTTGACGGTCGTGATCGTTCTCGGATCGTAGTCGATGGCTCCGGGATACTCATCGTTCAAGAAAGTATAGAGGTAGTTCGTCATGCCGTACACGTCGAAGCCGCTGACGTTCTCGTATCTCTTAACGAAGTCCCTAGCTTCCGCGTGGCTGCTGAAGTCCACCCTCTCAACCGGAGCGCCCTTGAGAGTCCGGTAGACTGTGTTGTCGCTCTTTGAGTTCACGAAGAGGTAGGGCTTGCATGGGAGCTTGCGCTGTACGCGCTTTCCGTTCTCATAGCCGCGGAGGTGGATCTCATTTCGATATAGGAATGCAGAAGTATAAAATTTGCTCATAGTTCATAGTACTCCACATTCACAAAAATGTCAACATAAAAAGAGGGGGAAGATCCCCCTCTGTATTACTTGCAGCCATCATTGATTATGATGAGCTCGTCTTCATTATAGGGCCACATTGACTGCCCCTGAATTTTCTCTAGCGACCCTGTCAATATCGCACCTGTTGATGCCGATATCGTTTAAGTCTCGGTCTGTCAACAGAGACAACTCTCTACGAGTACGGTTGATACGCTCCTGCTGCTTCATCCAGCGGCGCGTGTCTTTTACGATCTTATTGAACATTACTTCTTTCCTTCTGCTAAGAATGTCTTTTCAGACTTTACTTCTTCAGTCGGATCGACGATCTCGACTTTCTTTGGCTTCTTTGACTCTGGTATGATGTTCTCAAGCCAGATCTTCAACATGCCATTGAAGAGTTCGGCGTTCTTGATCTCAATAGTATCTGATATGTTGAATAGACGCTTGAAAGAACGGTCTGCAATACCCTTATACAGGTAGTGATTGTTCAGACCTTCTTTTTCTAGGTCACCGATGTCTGTAAACCCAGAAACTGAAAGGGTTCCATCATTGATCTCGATGTCTAGATTGTGCTTGCCAAATCCCGCTACGGCCATCTCGATCACGTACTTGTTGTCGTCTACCTTGACGATGTTGTACGGTGGATAGTTAGGGATCGACTTAGAGATTGATTGTGAGAGCTCGTTCATTCTCTTTACCATCGGCTCATAGCCGACAAAGAACTTTGCATCGAGCATGTTGAATGGGTCGAAAGTAGTCATGTAGTCCTCCTAGTTATAGCAAGGTTTGTAAGTATGTCGTACCGTTATGGCTACGACATTATTATATATAGTACTTTCTGCTAGAAATGTCAACAGTTATTGTATACCAGCTATTCAGATATAAATAGAATATCCTAATGGGCCTCTGCGTCAGATGTATAAGATCATTGAGTGGCATACGCGTCGGGGTAAGAGGCTGTACAGCGTCTACCTCAACGGTAAGCTGATCATTATTACTGGACAGAAGTATGTAGCAGAAAGCTATAAATAATAAGAATTGATCTTTGACGTTAACCTTTTTGAAATGTTTTGTAATATCAAAAAGGAACTAATCAATGATGGATCCAAAATCAGCAGCAAAGTTCGGCAACGCCCTTGGTAAGGGTCTCAGCGACCAGGTGTTCGGCATCGTCGACGACGTGCGCAATGCTAAGAACGTCAAGGCTGCCAACAACCAGAGAATAATTAATCAGAACAAGATTACCGAGATCAATAATCAGGTAGTCAAGAACAACAATGCCCTGCGTGAGCAGGCAATGCGAGAGATAGCTGCAGAGCAGGAAGCAGACATGATATCTCGCATGTCACCTGCTCAGCGCAAGGCTTTCTACGAGGCGAGGAATGCCGCTGCCCATGAGGCACACATGGCAAAGGTGAGAGCCGAGAGAAAGAGAGAAGAGTTCTGGGAAGCTTTCTGGGCGCTCTTTACCATATTCATAGTCTTACCATTCATTGTATGGATTGGTCTGATGATCTGGGGAATTTCTGACGTCATGGCCTGCTACAGCATGAAAGGAATAGTTCCCTTAATGAAGGCGCTGTGTGGAAGATGAAGAAGCATCACGAGACCAAGGATGACGAGCATCCTTGGTTGAATGGGTTTGAAAAGAAGCACGGAAACGAGAAGATAGATATACTAAAGAAGAGGATCAAGGAGCTCGACAACCTAGTCGGTACTGCATCTGTGATCATCGTCTGTCAGCTAATACTGTTTCTAGGTCTGATTATCGGCTTAGTATTTTCAGGTGCAGTCTCAGTAAGTTCAGACGCTGCCAGCAGTATGATAGGATTCGTGAAGTCAAACTTTAAGAAGTGATTTTTTAATGACAGAAGTTTTTTGTCCACTACCATGGTATCATCTCGCTACTAAAGCAAACGGCGATCTAAGAATCTGCTGTCAGTCTAATCAAGGACCGACAAGAGGTATTCTTAAGAACGAGAGCGGCGATACGTACAATCTAAATAAACACGGAATTATGGATTCTAGAAACGCACCTCTAGCTAAAGAAGTGCGCGCAGCGATGCTCAATGGTATTAAGCACCCAGAGTGCTCTAGGTGTTGGAAAGAAGAGAGCAGTGGAATACGTAGCAAAAGAATAGGCTCAATCGAGCTTCATAGCATGTATGACTCATACGGCGAAGCTATTCAGGTTACTCAGCCAGATGGTACAATACCGCAAGACTTTCCATATAGAGACTACGATCTTAGATTTGGAAACTTATGCAACTTAAAGTGTAGAATGTGCGGACCGACTGAAAGTTCAATGTGGTATGACGACTACTTTGAACAGCACGGTAAAAAGTTCGATGATACGGGTTATAGATGGCACGAGAGACCGGAGATATGGAGAGACTTAGAATCTCAGATGGAATATTCAGAGTACGTCTATATTATTGGAGGCGAGCCTACTCTAATACAGAAGCATTTTGAATTTTTAGAGAAGTGTATTAAGAACGATCACTCTAAACGCATGAGACTTGAGTACGCATCTAACATAACTAACATTCATCAAAAGTACTTTGATATATGGAGTCAGTTCAAGAAAGTACATATAGCGTGCTCAATAGACGGTGTTGGAGCGGTGAATGACTACATACGATTTCCAAGTAAGTGGAAAGTCATTGAAAAAAACTTAGAGAAGCTAGTAGCATATTCGTCTAAGAAAATAAGAATTACGATATCACTTACGGTGAACGCCTATAACGTGTACTATCTAGACGACGTATATAAGTGGAATCTTCAGAACCTAGAATGTAAGATTAATCCACACCCTCTCCATGGCCCGCGACTAATGAGCACAAAGATATTTCCTAAATACATTAAAGATGATATAGCTAAGAAGATAAGGTCTCTTTATCAGTGGATGAAAAATAACGGTCATGGTGATAAAGTGGAGAATATATCAAGACAAATAGAAAGTCATATACACTTTATGATGAGTGAAGATCTGTCTCAACTCATGCCAGAATTCTGGAAAGAGACAGACAAACTAGATGCAATTAGGAGACAGAATATATCAAATTCTCTCCCAGAGCTCTATGATTTGATAAAAGATACTCGAAATTTATTAAACATAGGAGACTACAATGGCATCAAAGAGCCTTCAGCCTGACTCAAAATACAATAAGTTTGACATAGACCACGACGGCGTAGTGACGGACGATGAGATGAAGAAAGTGGAGGAGATGATTGAGTTTGAGAACAAAGACAAGAAAGAAGACCAGCTGCGTCAGATGGCTTGGATGGCTATGGGCAGCATGGTACTGTTTACTGGTATTCTGTTCTCACCTATCGTCGACGTCGCTAGGATAACTGCTCTCGGCAGCATCCTGCAGATGTTCTACATTGCACAGGCGGGAGTAGTTGCAACTTTCTTTGGCGCCAATGCGTACTTAAGTAAGTAATTACCTTAAGAACTGGTCTTCGAAGTGGTCATGCTCTACTGAGCAAGTCTTTGCACACATTCGCAGTTTTCCTTCTGCGAGTGACGGCGCGCTCCATGACTTCTCAATCTTATCAAAGAATCCGCTCTCGAAGACGCCGTTTATACCGTGCACCTTTGCATCTATATCTGATTTATCACTTATTATGTGCTTAAACAGGTGACTGTCTTTATATTTTGATACTTCGGGATCATACATCTCGGAGCCACCTATCCAGCAGCAAGGTACCACTAGCCCTTCTGCACTAACGTACATTGAATTCTGCTTAACGACCCTGCACCCAATCTCAGTCTTATCTAAGAACTTATCCCAGCCCCCAAACTTCTGCTTAGCGCGCTCTCTAAAGTCGTTTACGTCGTGTACGTATTCTTTCTTTTCCGGCTGAGATAGGTGTTTATATACTGACATGCCGTTCTGCCAGCGCGATGTACGCTTTGGTATAAAAGCCTTGAACCCTAGCTTCTTAGCCAGTGCTCGAGCTTCTTCTACCTGATGCTCGTTATGCTTGAACACTAGAAAGTGCCACTCGGCTTGGCCGCCAGCACCTATGAAAGACTCCATCGCATTCATTACCCTGTCCCACTGGACGTTTTCTCTGTAGATATGGTTCGTATCTTCCAGTCCATCGACCGAGAAGGTAACTCGACCTTCATACAGCACCGATGCTAGGTCTCTCCACCACTCTGAGCTGCGCGCTCCTCCGTTGGTGAACATGCTCAGCTTCATAGATAGATTAGTATACCTAAAATACTCAAACACTTCAAGCGTGTCTCTAGCCATTATAGGATCGCCGAAGTTTCCACACATGTACATGGCATGGAGCTGCTTGATAAAGTCTTTCTCAAAGATGTTCTTGCAGTCTTCTAGAGAAAGCTCAGCGTTCGTTAGGTGGTGCATTAGCTTTCCGCTACCGCTGCTGTCGTGTCTAGGACACATGGCGCAGCCGGCCTGACACTTCTCAGTTATCTCTAGGTGTACCTTGCGTATATCCCTGTACTTATACATCAGATGGTCGTCGGTGACTTCATCGGATCGTAAGGGTCGATCTTCTCTATGCGGCTGAGAGCGTCTTTCTCGTAGCGAAGAACTTGATACCATCCGAGGAAGGCAGTAAAGTCTGCAAACATGGCCGAGTAGTTCTGGTTGAAGATCTCAATGATAAAAGAAACCGCGACTACTGCTAGGATCGCGTACGAGAGCTTAATAAAGGTATGTATCATGCCGCCCTCACTTTAAAGTTAAAGAATTTTCCATCGCGGTTGAGCTTTGAGACTGCATCTACCCAGTCTCTCGCATCGCGCTCGTCGATGAAGTGTAGACGATCCTTGACCGTCAGACCATTCAGACGACCCTTCTTGATGAGCTTTTCAAACTCAACTACGTACTTGTATGAACCAGGGTATACAGACATTCCATTCACTCCACTGCTATAGACTAATTATACACTATTCTACAGACTTGTCAACAAGAGAATTGGTGGGGGATGAGGGACTCGAACCCCCGATCAGACCGTTATGAGCAGCCGGCTTTTGCCACTAAGCTAATCCCCCGAATTTATTATTTCTTAGTCCGCAGTGGGAACGTAGCCATGTAGGACTCGAACTCCTCGTGGACCATGAAGTACTCGATTACCCGCTCAAAGCTCGCGAGCGTATGCTCGAATTCTTCCTTGGTATCATATACCAAGACGTCTTTTGCGTAGTCTTGCAGTAGACCCTCGTAGCAGTACTTTAGTTCCTGCAGGACGATCGCGTCTACCTGCTCGTATTCCATATCGAACGTTACCTTTGGCATATATCACCTCTTAATGTAGCAGACCCATTCTTTGTCGCCGATCTTGTACCGAGCATAGGAGTTCTTGTCCATGTCGGCACACCGGCCCTGATCCATGGAGAGGATAGCTCTAAATTCGTTGCGTGCACCAATATAGACACCATCCACACCATCGTCTCTCTTAGCAAACTGACACGTCTCATGTCGTACCCATGCTGTATTATCCCACTGCACTGCTAGGTAGTCGCAGCTGACTGGCATTCCTTATTTATGGACTCTGCCTGCATCTTGACGTTCTCTTTTACCTGCTCAAGATAAGACTGCTTCCAAGTATCTGCTTGTACTTTCAGGATATCAAGCTCACGCTTTACCCTACTAAGTTCATTAGCAAGAGAACATAACTTTGTCTCAGTTCTTCCTGCAAGTGTGTACAAATACATGTGAATACCACTAATAGGATCACTCTTTGACCATTCATTGAATAGCTCATCACATAGATGTTTTACTTCTTCATCCATCACTCTACTCCAAAATATTTCTTTATATCATCACGAATCTGTTGAGCAGTGCCATCAATCGTAGCATGAGCATCACACGATTCCAAGCATTCACGCACAATCAACTTGGCAAACTTCTCGACATCTTCTTGTTCGGCATGGCCATTAATGAAGTAGTGTCTAGGTGTTTCATGATCTACATAGTTCAACAACCCAGCATCAAGTGCGAGTTTTATAAATCTATCGTTCATCACTCTACTCCCTTGATGGTTAGTGTGGCTTCTCTGAGGCGGTATTCATTGTCTAACTCCTTGATTAGGTCGCGTATGAACTGACGCCAGTGCTCTTTCTGATCTTCATTGTAGTGGGTGGCCCACTTGCCACCGTTGTTACCCAGAGCAACTCGAATAGCAAACTCCTCGATCTTATCGTCGCTCATCACGCCACCTTCCATGTATACTCATCCTGCGTCATGACAGTCTCCCTGCCGTCGTACTCGTCGATGCGGTACAGAGTCCCCTCTGGGATCTCGCGTATATACAGGTCAGAGAAAGCACTGTCTGCCTCCTCACCCAGCTCCTCGACTACCTGCACCAAGATAGGGTCTGCACGATCTTCCTCCAGATCATACCGAGTAAAGGCGTCGTGCACTGGCAGTCCCTTGAGCTCCCAGTAGCGAGCGACTGCCTTGTCAGACAGCCCAAAGCCGCCGTAGCAGCCGTTGTATACGATCTTAGTCATCACTTCCCTCCAAACAAGTTCTTGCCCTCGATGCAGATCGTGTGGTCGATATAGACACCACCCAGAGTCTCACACGCAAACTTTAAGCTGGCGCTGCGCTGATAGTCGTCATAGACTAATAAACCCATCAGCAAGAAGGGGCCTACCATTACCAACGGCATTAGTACGTAGTCAACTATGATCTTCTTCATCTCAGGCCCCCGCAAATTCGAGGGCCTTCTGGAGCGCCTGCACCTTGCGGTTGCGATTGCCGCCGAACCAAGCCGACTGAAGCCGAGTATCTGCACTGTGGCCTAGAATGTGGTCAGTGGTATACGTGACCGCATTGAATGCCTGCCACCACGTACCCCTGCCGAACTCTGCACCCGGCTGTGTCTCGAGCACCTCGAACGCCTGAGTCGCAGGGCGCGAGAGGATGTCGTTGTCCTTCTTCGTCATCGCTGGGAAGATGGTGCGCAGGTAGTCCACGACGGTGTCGGCAGTGAAGTTCTTGCTCGAGAGGAACTCAGCGGCCTCTTGATAGGTGCCGAGAGACTTACGAGCGATGCCGAGAGTGCGCTTGACCATCTCAGGGTTGAACTCACGACGGTGGTTGAGTCGCACCATCATGTCGAACTGGCCAGCCAGCGAGAGAGTCAGCGTGTTGTTGCAGACCACTCGGATGGCGGTGAAGCGGATGTCGATGCACTTGCCGTACTGGTGCGGGTTGGAGAAGAGGAGGTAGGGCTCTACGCGGTCCTCGCCTAGGATGGTAAAGGAGTCCTTCACCTTCGCGAGTGCCCAGATGTTGGTGCCGCCCTTGAGTGAGCCGGCAGTGTGCATCTCCATGTCGCCTTCCATGACGAACTCGTTGAAGAACTCAAATGCCTCGTGGTTCTGCACTGGGTTCCAGTCTTCAGAGACCATCGTGAGGATCTTGTTGTCGGACGAGCGGACGAGAGCCTGAGAGGGAGTAGGTACTTTCTCGCCGGCTACCTCGACGAATGTCTGGTACTTGTCGACCGTCCAGTCGAGTCCAGCCTTCTCAAGCATCTGGGCCGGTGTGAGGTCGTTGTGGACGGGAACTCCGAGGCCGTGCCAAGGGGTCTCGCCTGCGTATGCCATAGTCTCAACTTCGTGTGCCATTGTGTATCTCCGTTTGGTTTAGCTTGTATTCTGATATTAGTACTTTTTTCAAAAAATGTCAACCGTTGTTTTCAACTGGCTGAGAAAAAAGTACAGTCTCGTGGATCTGAAAGTCGCTCTTGCCGTACTCGACATTGTGTCGGCCGTACTCGTGAGCGCCGGCCCACGAGTCAAACACCATCGGCTTTCCGATCATGCGACCAGTCGTACCATCGTGGTTGACTTTATGAAACGTGAGGACGAAGTAGCTCATGCTGCCACCAGCATGTTGAGTGGAACGTTGTAGAGCGCAGTCGCTGGAACTCGCTGCATCTTGGCGTTGTAGGCCGTGCCAGCCACTGGACACTCGACCACGGCTTTCTTGATCTTGATCGACTTGATCACGCCGGTGTAGTCCACTCCGCGGCTGGAGAAATTGACCTTCGTACCTGCCGTGAGTGCGCGGCGGTTCATGCGAGCCAGACGATCCCGACCGATCAGGAGAGCCTGATAGATTTGGTCGATGTCGGCTTGGGTGGCTGAGTTGCAGATGAACTCTACAGAGGACTTGAGCTTGGCATTCATGGTAGACTCCTTTGGTTTAGCTTATATTCTTATATTAGTATTTTTTTGATAAAATGTCAACAAAAAAATGGCATTTTTATGAAAAAAATGCCATTGAAAAGATTGAGTTTTTTATAGGAAGACGTTTTGGTGTGGATAGCCAATTTCGTCAAGTGCGGCGAGTGCCGATTTTTGGTTAGGGAATTCGAGGGTTACAGTTTGGTTGGGTAGGTCGATGTTGAGGTTGTGAGATGATACGAGTTTGGCAGAATAGGCGTTTAAGAAGTCGAGGAAGTCGAAGAGGTCGGTGGTGGTGGGGAGGTCGATTTTGATGAATGTCATTTTGTATCTCCATTGGTTATATTATTAATATAAGCTTTTTTGATAAAAAAGTACACAAAAAAACAGCACTTTTAACAAAAAAAGTGCCGTTGAAAAGATTGAGTTTTTTCTGTCACAATCGGGGTAGGGAGCCTCCCCTGTGAAGCTCCGTGGTATTGCAGTGGATTCCACCATCAAAAAAGAATCTGTGTCTCAGGGGTGATATGTGTGGCACTATGCCATGCTTCTCAAAGGCATCAAAAGCCTGCTTGTTATAAGAAGAAACTATGACGTTCTTCTCATCTATTGTCAAAATATTGACATCAAATATGTTTTCTCTGATATGCTTAGACCAGTCATTCATCCACTTCTCTACGTACTCTACGAGCTCGTCATCGTCCTGAGCTCTAGGCATGTACCACTTTCCATGGTTCTTCTTCTTTGAAGCAAGAAAATCATTCATTGAATTTAGTCTGCTGTTCTTGAAGTAGATGACTTCCCATCCGGGGAACGTCTTACTATAAGTGTCTGGGCTATAGACTGAGAATATAAGACCCGGCTTTACTGGATTAAAGCAGCCATCTGTATGACCACCACTCGTTACAGGAATGACGCTGTAGTCTCTAAGCCAGTTCTCCCACACGTAGTCTACAGCGTCTATCATCTCAAAGTCGGTAAGCTTCTTGCTCGATCCAAAGAGTATATCTTTGCCAGTTCTCCATATACCGTTTAGCCTAATTAGGCTTAAAACATCATCGCTCTCACCTCGAATTATCTTATTTCCGTTTGACTCAACATAGTCAAATACATTATCAAAGCACGAACTTAAGTTTTCTTTTTTGATGTCTTCAAGACTTAGCTTTATAGCACACTGTCTATTCTGCTTTATAACAATCTGATCGGGTGGAAATGAAAAGAACTTATCTCCTATCATTATTATCTGGTCTCTAGGTACAGCGGAGACTGCAGGTGGTATGCTTATACCCTTTGATATATACTTTTCTGTATCTACTAGCGGCACCCTAGGGCGCAATACGTCTATGTTAAACGTCTTTAAGATGGAGATTAGTTTCTGCTTGTCTTCTTCCACCTCTATCGCAATCTGCTCAAACAGATTGCGAAGCCTACGGTTCTTCATAAAGCTAAAGAACTCAGGTGGGTAGCTTCTTCCTACCACGCATACCTTGAGTGGGTCCCACTCTTGATTCACTGTTAACATGTCTAAGCGGTGTACCTCTTCATTGATCCGTCTGGTCTGACGTGATACGCATGGAACTGAGTGTGTGGGTATTCTCTCTTGAGTCCTAAGAAAGCATCCAAGTTCTCGTGGCTGTCATCATACATCCTAACGTGAGTGTAGGGATGATTTGCGAGGTGCTGTCTAATGAATGTAAGCTTCTTGTTAGCCGGCTTCTCGTTACCCGGAATGTTTCCAGCTCGATGCACATGGATGTCGTGCATGTTATGAATGCCATGCGCAGTGAGAGTATTTAAGAACCTGTGCTTGTCATCGAAGTCTGCTCGAGCCGTGTTGATGATGACCCTGTTCTTTGGGTTCTTCTTCCTAGTCGCAGAAGTAGCATTGATCGTGTTGATCATGCGATGGATCGGCTTTGACTTACTAAACACGCGAGAGCTCTTGAACTCATGATAGTCGTAGTGGTGTCCGGGTGGAAGCCTATGGCTGTTGTACTCAGACGTAGTCAGCTTCTGGACAGTATGCCCGTGTGGGTCCTTTACGTGCACCTTCGCGTTCGAGTGGACTAGCGTATCGTCCACGTCGAACACGTGCAGTGTAGATGACTCTGATATGAACTCTGAGAAGGGCTTCAGTTGCATATTCTTTGATACTGTTCTACCCAAGCGTATCCATTCCACTGACGACCCATGAATACTATCTGACACTGGCGATCGTAGATCGAAGGCTCTTGAATGTAGGTACGCTGCTGGTTAGCCATGATGCCGCCGAGGATCATGCCGCCGATGAGTCCGCCGAAGAGTGCTGCTCCAGCGTCACCGCCACGGTTGTAGTAGTTGCGCTGCTCGAAGCGACGCTGTTCCCATCCATGGGCTGAGGCTACCGATGTCATCGCCATCGTTGCTGCTAGCGCTATTGCGATCTTTCTCATATCAATCTCCATTGCTTATATTATTAATATAGCGGTTTTATTAAAAAAGGTCAACAGTTATTTTAGCTGTTATCTCCATTAAAAGCATTGGCATAATCGTTGAGTTGGGAAGGTGTCAAGCTAGCCAAGAAAGGATCAACCTTCTGAGGACGACGAACAGAAGATAGGCTAGCCCATGGGCTAACACGACGAACAGCATCCTGGATATCTGCATCATTGCAGCCATCTGGCAAGCGAACTGTTACCGTACCACCAAAGTCTGCGTAACCCTTAGGCCAAACTTCCAGAAGAATCATTTGTATCTCTCCATTGCTTATATTATTAATATAGTCTTTTTTTGAAAAAATGTCAACAGAAAAATAAGCCATTGAAAAGATTAAGCTTTTCCCCACATCACGACCTCGAACCGACCGTCCAGATGCTCGACCACAGCCGAGCAAGTCTCGACCCAGTCGCCGCAGTTAATGTAAGTAGTCCCCGAGATATCTCTAAGGTTAGGATGGTGGATATGACCACAAACAATGCCTTGTACGCCCTTAGATACTGCATAATTACTGAGATTCTCTTCATACTGACTTATAAAGTTCACTGCTTTCTTTACCTTGTACTTGGCCCACGCTGATAGCGACCAGTGAGGTAGATTGAGCAGGTTCCTGATCTTGACTACGGCTACATTGATATAGATGAGAAAGTCATATGCCCAACTACCGAGATGTGCTAGCCACTTCATCTTGTTAATCACGACGTCAAACTGGTCGCCGTGCATTACTATGTACTTCTTGCCGTCCGGACCTAAGTGCACTATAGTATCGGTAAGTGAGATGTTGCCGAACTCGTGGTCGCCGAACGACCTCAAGAACTCATCGTGGTTACCCGGAAGGTAGACTACTCGAGTACCCTTGCGAGCCCTTCTCAGGATCTTCTGTATAACGTCGTTGTGGTCCTGCGGCCAGTAGAAGCCAGAGTTGAGCGCCCAGCCGTCGACTATATCGCCGACTAGGTATAGGTTATCACACTCGAATGTCTTGAAGAATTCTAAGAGAAAGTCGGCACGGCTCATTTTGGTACCGAGGTGCACGTCGGAGATGAATACGGAGCGGTACCTCAGTACCTGTTGCCGATCGTGTACTTCGTCACTAGGTTCCACTGAGACTTCTCTTTATAAGGAATGATCTTGACTTGATTGATAGGTGCTATTGGATCTTTGACCTGATCCTTGTCGACAATCTCTACGAGGTTCCACTCGTCCAGCAGCAGCACTATCTTGTTTCTTCTAGCAACGTCGCTCTCAGAGAAGTCTGCCTGCTTTCCATCGAGCATAAAGAGCTCTTTGAAGTGCACGATGTAGTACCTACCCTGCTTGTGCAGGATGTGGCAAGATTGATACAGCGTATTGTCTTTTTTGGAAGCTAGCCCTATGCGAGACAGTGTCTCTTTAACTTTTAGAAAATCTTCAGAGCTTCTAAGACGAACTTCCACCAGTTGACTTAGATTGAACATCAGTACCGCCTTTTATTATTCTTGTTCTTATAAGGTCGATCTGCTCTTTAGTAAGGATCTTAGATAACTCCAGCGCTCTCGCATAATTTATCTTGTAGTATTCCTGTACACATTGAACGTCGGGATCCTCAACGTGCTTAGCCCACTTTGAGAACCTCTTTCCTTTTCTGACTATATTTATAAAATAGTCGTTTTGCAGTCGATTTTCTAGCAAATGGTTAACGTTCATCTCGTTTGCGTGGTATATCGTCTCAGGAAAGTAGGAGAGAGCCTTGTTTGTAAGGAACGGGTTGTAAGACTTCTCCGCGAGCACAGGGTTGTCTGAGTCGCGGATCAAGTCTTTCTTCGTGGTATTGATTGCAGTGACAAAGTCAAAAGGGTTCATTTGAACTCCACTGTCATCATGACCTCAGTCAAGAAGGCTGCAAGGTTGACTTCTTGGTCGGCGACGAACGCTGCCTGATACTGGTAGCGAGCAAGCAGGATTACGAGGTCTGCAATAGACCCAGCCTTCATGTACTCGTGTGCCGTATCGTAGAACTTACGAAACATCGAGGTAGAGTCCATGTCAGAGTTCTCACCGACCCACTTACGCATCTCAGTGAACTTCTTTTCTTTCAAGAGACCGATGAGGTTGCGGAAGTTATCCTCGCCGAGGTTGGCGAAGATGCCGGTATCGATGTGACCGTTTACGGAGTATCTCTGTAGTTCATTAAGTACCCGACGCCAATCAGGCACGTGACGCTGAATAAGCTCAGCAATAGTAGCTTTATCATATCCGATTCCCTCTGAGTTGAGGATCTTTAGAGTGCGCTTGAAGAACTCACCGGCGAGAAGCGGAAGAGAGCTCTTAGGGATCTTGAACTCTACGACAGAGCACCGAGAATGTAGTGGTTCGATAATTCTGTTCTTGAAGTTACAGGTAAGGATAAATCCGCAGTTCCTAGAATACTCTTCCATGAAGTTTCTAAGTGCGGGCTGGGTGGAATTGGCATTAAGGTAGTCAGCCTCATCGAGGATGACGTATTTGCGTCCACCAGTGAGAGAGACGCTTGAGGCGAACTGCTGTATATCGTTGCGAAGCGTGTCGATGTTTCCATTCATACTCCCGTTGATTACGATGTAGTCTGCACCGACCTGCTCGAGCATGGCTCGGGCCACCGTCGTCTTACCGACGCCGGGGCCACCAGTCAAGAGGAGGTTCGGGATCTCCTTCATGTCCACGAACTTCTGAAAGGTACTCTTTAGTTCTTCAGGAAGCACGCAGTCACTTATAGTCTTTGGGCGATACTTCTCCACCCACAAGAATTCATCACGAACCATTATATCACCTTAGTTGTTGAAAGTGCTGTTGGACTCAGTAGGCACGTAGTAGTTGATGGTACTCGACGTAAAGAGTGCGAGACCCTTTGAAGAGATCTTGACGTTGTATCCAGTCGAGATCAGCTTCATGATGTTCTCAGCCTTGAACACCATGTTGAACGACTTGTCAGTCGTACCGACGTCTACCATGAAGGTATCGGCCGATGGGTTCTTTGAGTTGTCAGCGCATAGGCGGATGACGCTGCCGTCACCGACCACGGTGATCTCAGGGAGTTGAAGAACGCCGGTAGCGCGTACTACTCGCTGCAGCTCTTCCTGAGTGATGTCGAACTCGATGTCAGGAGAAGGAAAGGTGATGTCCTTCTCAGGAGGAGTAACGATCATCGATGGGTCTGCATACGTATAGAGCAGAGACTGCTTGCCTGAGCTGATCTTCATGTTCTTCTCGCCGAACTCGATCTCAGGGTCGCTGAAGAGCGAGAGAACGCCGAGGAACTTAGAGAGCTCATAGATGGCGAACTGTGAAGGAAAAGTCTCCTCCACAGTCACCTTAGCAAAGATCGTCTTCATCTCTGAGATTGTAGAGAGGACGCTTCCGGGCTTCACCAAGATCGACTTGTTGATAGTGGCGAAGTTCTTGAAGATTGCGATTGTATTTTCACTGATTTTCATAATGTAT